ATGTCAAAGGCGAGAGTTTACAGCTATCTGCGCTTCAGCGATCCGAAACAAGCTGCGGGAAGCAGCGCCGATCGGCAAATTGAATATGCTCGCCGCTGGGCGGCCGAGCGAAACCTCGAACTGGATGACACGCTCTCGCTTCGAGACGAGGGCCTGTCTGCATACCATCAGCGGCACGTAAAGCAAGGTGCCCTCGGGGTATTTCTATCTGCCGCGGAAGGCGGCCGCATCGCCCCTGGATCCGTGTTGATTGTGGAAGGGCTGGACCGGCTCAGTCGCGCCGAACCGATACAGGCGCAAGCCCAGCTCGCCCAAATTGTGAACGCAGGAATTACGGTCGTCACCGCGAGCGATGGCAAAGAGTACAACCGGGAGCGCCTTCGGTCGCAGCCGATGGACCTGGTTTACAGCCTCCTCGTGATGATCCGCGCTCACGAGGAATCAGACACCAAAAGCAAACGGGTCAAAGCCGCCCTCCGCCGGCAGTGCCAGCAATGGATCGACGGCAAGTGGCGGGGAATAATTCGGAGTGGACGAGACCCACACTGGGTTGAAATTCGCGACGGCCAGTTTGCCTTGGTGCCGGAACGAGTTGCTGCGGTGCGCGAAGCACTGGCACTGTTTTCGCGCGGACACGGAAAGACAAAAATTCTCCGGACGCTCACTGAACGCGGGCTCTCAATGTCGAACGCTGGCAACCACGGCACGTTCATCTATCGCCTTGTTCGCAACCCGATGTTGATGGGCACGCGAGTTTTCGAAATTGACAAGGAGGAGTTTCGCCTGCAGGGCTACTATCCAGCCCTACTCTCTCCAGAAGAATTCGCTGTTCTACAGCACCTAGCGGACGAACGGAAAGGGACCCGGGTCAAAGGAGAAATCCCGGGGCTTCTCACTGGCCTAGGCATCACTCATTGCGGCTACTGCGGTGCGGCAATGGTCGCCCAGAATTACATGGGGCGGGCCCGCAAGGCCGATGGCACGCCGCAAGACGGCCATCGGCGCCTGCACTGCGTCTCAGACTCCCAGAACAGCGGATGCGTGGTCGCCGGCAGCGTCAGCATCGTACCGATCGAACGCGCAATAATGACGTTTTGCGCGGATCAGATGAATCTCACGAAACTGATCGAGGGTGACGATGGCTCCGCTGCTGTTGCTGGGCGTCTTGCACTGGCGCGGCAAAAAGCGAGCGGCCTGCAGGCCCAACTGGAGCGTCTGACGACCGCCCTTCTTGCTGACGACGGGAACGCACCGCCAGCCACATTCCTCCGTCGTGCGCGCGAACTCGAAGAGCAGCTCTCCGCCGAACGGCGCGTAATTGAGTCGCTGGAACGCGAAGTGCTGGCCAGTGCCAGCACCACTGCGCCGGCCGCGGCTGACGTCTGGGCCAAACTCACGCACGGCGTGCTAGCTCTGGACTACGAATCTCGTGTTCGAGCCCGACAACTGGTCGCCGACACCTTCAGCCGAATCGTGATTTACCACGCGGGCTTCCGACCAGGCGAAGGCACCGAAAAACGGATCGGCATCCAACTGGTGGCCAAGCACGGGAACGTCCGAATGCTGGACGTTGATCGCAAATCAGGCGGTTGGCGTGCCGCGGAGGATTTCGATTTGCGCGCCCTCACGTAGGGAATGCCAGAACGGCCAGAATCCGCGAAAATCTGATCTCAGTTTCCATCAGCACGCAACCACCACAATCCCCGCTAGCATGACGCGCGCCCAGCCACCCCAGGCACCGGGCAAATCGCTGCTCTCGAAGCTCCCGACAAGCGCAAGGCGAGGACATGAACTACGTTGTTAGGCCCGGCGATTCCCTCTCGAAAATCGCGGGCGTCTGGTTCGGCGACCCCGAGAAGTGGAGGCACATTGCCGAAGACAATCGACTGCTCCCATCCCAGAGGCTGGCTGTCGGGCAGTCTCTGCACCTGCGCGACTCACTAGTTCGTCAACCCTCGACGACAACGCCCCCAGCCGCCAGTGAGGCTGTCGTCGACCGGCGGCAGGAGCACGCCCCAAGCATCATTCCTGGTCGCGCCTATGTTTTCGTATTGGCGGATGAGATCAATCCCGCACGCTCCAAGGTCGTCCGCAAAGTGATGGTGAATCCCGCAATGGCCAAGGCTTATGCTGCAAGACTTGGCTTCCCCGTGCCTCTCATGCGCAACCCGGAAGTGTTCGGCTTGCACCCGACTGACCCCGCGTCGAACCTGCCACCGGGCCGGCACGCCCTCGGGATGAAGCCAAGCCCATACTCATCTGCGTCGACCCATCCGTTTGGAGCGCCAAGATTCCCCGGCAGTCGCTTCTGGATCGACGTTGACAAGGCCGCCGCGGCGGGCGCAACCTTCCACGAAACCGGGGAAATTCTCGCCGATCTGGATCGCATCGCGGCAAAAGCGCGCGGCGGTGATGCGGCAGCCAAAATCGAGCGAATCAGGAGCTTGGTGCAAGCCGATCGCGAGGTGCTCGTCCGGGGACCGGTACCGGCCAACGCGATCAAGGGCGCGGCAAGCATGGCGCTGACACGTGGATTGCAAGGTGTCCAAATCGTTGGATTTGCGGTAACGGCGGTCGACCTGGGCCGAGCCACACAAAAATCCATCGTAAACCGCTCTGCCAAGCCCATAGTCGCCGAATCCATCCGACAGACTGGCGGGTGGGCGATGGCCTGGGCGGGGATGAAGCTCGGGGCTGCAGGCGGGGCCGCGCTGGGTTTCGAGACGGGACCTGGGGCAATCGTCACAGGGGCCATCGGCGCGGTCGCCGGCGGCACCGCGGGATATTTCGGGTTCGACTGGATCGCGGATCATATTGATGCCAACTGATATCCCACAACCTCCCTGGGTCGTATTCCCCTTTATCAAACCGGATGAACTGGCGATGCACGTTAGGCAGGGTATCGCCGAACCTTGGTTCGACCAGGTATGGCGCCCCTATTGGGCATCTTTGACGGCGACGCAACGGGCCGGCTATCTGGATGCCTGGCAGGCGAGTCCCGAATGGCGTGATGCGATTGCCTTCGTTTTTGAAGCCTTCTCCGATCTAGACATCGAGCAGGACGCTAAGGAGTCCGAGGAGTACCTGCGAAAACAGGGGGAACTCCCTGCAGAAAAGAAGCGTTCACTTTTTAGACGCCTCTTCAAGCGGTAAGGCCACGAAAGTAAATTGGCCCCGCCACTGGTGAGCATCCGCGCTCCCCGATTGCTATATTCCGCATACGAACCGAGGCATGCCGACGTTTTCCACCCGCATAGCCGATAAAAATCCAAGAACAGAAAATGAAAATTACAAAAACAATAGTCATGCCCGGTTCGCTTGAACTGCAAACCGCGCTCGCCTTCTCCTCGAACATAGCAACATTAGAAGAAGCAGATGATTACATTTTTGACTTCAAAAACACACGAAATACCGAGCCGTTTGGTATGCTTCTTGTTGCAAGCCAGATTCGCCGATTAATAAGACTTCGCCAAAAAGCCTCCGTCAGGTGCTCAAACTTCAAACACATGACATATGCGGCACACATGGGGTTCTTTCAGTCATTCGGACTGGATCACGGAAAGGCCCCCGGCGAAGCCACGGGCAGTTCACGCTACATCCCAATACGAATCTTCGACTGCCCCTCATTAGAGCGCGAGGCGGCGCAAAAAGGAATAGAGGTTGGCGAAGAAATCGAAGAAACCAGCGGCCAAATGGCCTCAATTCTATGCGGCGAATCAAGCGGCCCAATTCATGAAACACTCACCTACTCCATGCGCGAAGTAATGCGCAATGTGATTGAGCACAGTGAATCCCAAAGATTTGGAATATGTGCACAATACTGGCCATCAAAAAACAGGGTTGAAGTTGCCTTATTGGACCAAGGAATTGGATTGCGCCAAAGCTTGAGCGCCAACCCGCACATCGACACATCGAACGACAGAAATGCCATCAACTACGCCTTAATGCCAGCAATTTCCGGCAAAGCATTCAAGGGGGCTCGGTCAAAGAAAAAGGGACCATGGGCAAATTCTGGATTTGGCCTCTACATGACAAACAGAATATGCAGAAACGGCGGAAATTTTTTCATAGCAACAGGAAACTCCGGTCTATTGCTAACTTCCGGAAAAGAGGGAAAAAAATGGTATGACTGCAATCTAATTGGAACAGCCATTAGAATGACCGTCAAAACCGACCAACTCCCAAGCCTAAAGGAATCCCTCTCAAAATACAAAAAGGAAGGCTACGAGTTTCAAAAACGCTATCGCGAAATAGTTAGCATAGACCCATCCGCAGCCTCGCTTATGTTATCGGAAGATTTCGACGTATCAACGTGGCAAAAAATCAAGGCCAGGATTGGGCTTTAATTTACTGCCCACTACCCACTGACTCGCCCTGCGCCTGGATACCCCTTTCTCGGTCCTGCATGAACCTCAAGGCTGCCGCGATGGCATCTGCATCGGCGACGAGAGCTTGAATATCCGCTGCATCCTCTCCGTAAAGGACGGCTGTGGCGGTGGCACCATCGCCCAGGCCGGCGCCGCTGGCGGCGCTTGGCAGGCCATCGGCCGGGGCTGCACAACGGGCGCGGATTGACAACTGGCGAGTACCGGTAGCAAGAGCAGCAGCCAGGCGCGCGTTTTCAGATTTAGCATTGTTCAGTTCCTCATAGTGACGCGCGTCTAGGTCGCCGAGCTGCCGCTCGAGTCCTGCGCGCTTTTCCCGTTCGTCCCGCAGTTGCGTCTCGTCAGCGCGGGCCTGCAGACGGTCCTTTTCTGACTGGTCACGCTTCAGCGTGGCGATGTCCCTTTCGTAGCGGTTCGCCTGCCACGCCCATGCGCCAGCGGCGCCGGCAAGCGCGCCCAGCAGCAGCGCGATCGCGGCAGCGATAGCCACCTCCTTGATGTCCGGCATCAATCCCCCCTATTTCCGAGTGCGACGAACCGGCGCCGCAACTCCAGACGCCAAAACGCCCAGACAACGCCGAGCGCCACGGCTACGTTGAGCGCCACCTCCGGCGCGCTATGACACGCGCCCGGCATGACCAGGTTGCCCAGCGCCGCGGCATTGACCAGCGCCAGCACCAGCGCCCCGCCGGTGCGCGTGGGCACTGTGTGCGTGAGCACCGCCCACAGCGACCCCGCGAAAATGACCGCGTTGGCCAGCTGATTGATGAGCGTGAGCAGCATGGTCACTCCTTTGCCAGGAAGCGCCTGCGCAGGTCGGTCAGGATCTCCGGGATCTGCTGCATGGCGTTGTTGACGATGGCCAGGCCAAAAACGGCGGCCGAGGCCACGGCCAGCATGTGGGTGTACGAGCCAGGCACCAGCAGAAACCGCTCGACGGCCGCGCCGCCGGACAGGCAGCCGATGCCCAGGCTACTGACGAACGACAGCATGCGCTGCCACCAGCTGCCGGGGAGGAACCGTAGCGCGATCACCGAGCCCAGCGCTGCCGAGCCGCTCACTTTCGCGGCCACAACCATTTCGGATTCAGTCATCACCCCCTCCCCTCCTGGCCGCCGCAGCGCAGATATTGCTCACGGAGCGTCTCGAATTTGTGTTCGTGCTGGCCGTAGCCGGCGCCGGGCAGGCTCGCCCAGATGTTTTTGCATTTGGCGATCGCCACGGCCAGCCGGCCGGCCTGAATATCGGGCAGGGCGCCCCGCTCGCGGATCTGCTGGACCGCGATCGCGTCCTGGGCGGCCGGGCCGAAATCGACGAGCCCCAACTGCTTGCGGTACGGGTTGCAGTAGCGCGCCCGCAATTGGTACCGCCCGGCGGCAGTGCTCCAATCGTTGATGCGCGGAATCCAGATACGCTGACGCGGATGATCGGCATAGCCCACAAACAGGCCGCCGCCCACCACAACGTCATAACCGTGATCCCGTGTCGGCTGGCGACCGTTGTCGGTTCCCTCGCTGAACGCCAGCATGTCCAGAAACGCTGCAACGTTCTGACCGCCCAGGACGGCCGGATCTGTGTATGGCATTTGAATGCTCCAGAAAAGCAAACGGCCCGCACATGGCGGGCCGTTGGTGTTGGTGGATAGGGGTGCGCGCTACAGCTGGGAAACGTCGACCAGCACGATTTGCGGCGGGTTGGCCGTGTCGATTTTCAGGCCGGCGCCGTCGCCCTGATTCCAGGCGCCGCGGTGCGTGTACTGCAGCAGCTTGAGCCCCGCACCGGTCGACGTGGTGTAGACGTGGTCAGCGACGAACAGCGTGTCCGTACCAGGCACCGCGTAGATGCCGGTGCGCGTGTACGAAATGCAAGCCGCGTAACTGCCCGCCACCACGGGGCTCGCCTCCCACGACTGCCCGTAGGCCGGCGCGCCCGAGGGCGGCGTCACGACCCCGGAGACTTTCAGATAGGCCAGGCCGGAATCGAACGCGAGCGAGCCGTCCGGCCGGAACACCTGCAGCCCGGGCTGACCGCTGGACGCCGTCGGCTCGTCGAAGACGAAGACGGTGAACGGCGCCTGTGCCGGCGCCGAGAAATTCACCGTCCAGTCGGTGCCGCTGTTGCTCGAGCCGAGCAGCGCGACCGGGTTGGCCGACTGGATGCAGACGAACGGACGGCCCGCCGAGAAGGCAAGCGTGCCGCGCCCGCTGCCATCCGGCGTAACCGTCGATTTCTGGCGCAACGCCAGGTTGGCGTACGCCTCGGTAATTTGGACGAACCCGTGTTCGCCATACACAGTCAGCCCTGCTGGCACTTCGTCACCCCCTCCACCATCACCACCACTACCACACGCCGAAAACAAGCAGACAGTTGACGCGGCGAGCAGTCGGGTTGCTGCTCCACGTCGGGAACGTCCACCGGATGGTCGAGCCGTCGAGAACCACGGACGGAAACGCCACCCAGTAATCGCCTGGCCCCGGGATAGAACCGAGAGGCAGACAAGTGAAAAAGCCCTGGCCATTCACCAACTCTCCATGTGAAATTGAGCCGTCCGCCGTGCCGGTGTACGTGGTACCCAACACTCGGCCGACCCGGTCGTTTGTACTGAATGTGCGCACGCCGGCGGCGTTGTAGATCTCCAGGCCGACCGCCATCACCACACCCCCAGGCGCACGCGCAGGGTGCCGTTGCTGTCGTAGATCTGCGTGAGCGCGCTGGTGTCGACACGCCGACCGCCGGCGCCGTTGCCGTTGTTCTCGAACAGCCCCGATTTGCTGAGCCGCCATCCGGTCTGACCAGCCGCGAAGTTGTTCGACTGGATCGAGTCGCCAATCTTGGCGCTGCCGATCGAGCCATCGGCGATGAACGCTGACTCCATGAACACCTGCCCACCCTGCACAACGAACGGCGTAAACACGTTGTTGCCGTTCGGATGCAGCACCGCGAACCGGTCCGCGGCGATCAGTACCTGGCTCTCGATGACACCGTTGTCGTTCTCCGTGCCGACGCCGATGCCGGCCACGTAAGTCCGGCCGTTGGCGGCGATCTGCGTTTTGATGGTGTACATCGCGGAGAGCTTGCCGCCCTGCTCGGCAACCGCCCGCTGGGCCACCTGCACCGCCGCACTGCTCTGCGCGACCGTGGCCTGCATGGTCGTCACCTGCTGCGCGATGGCGCGGCCAGCCTCCTCCAGCACCGACTGCGTCGACACAATCCCGGCATAGACGGTGTCGTCGCCGGCGAAATCCCCGTCGCTGCCGGCCATTGGCGGGTCAATCGACTCGATCACCGACAGCAGCTCGGCTGAGAGCAGCGTTTTCCCGATCTCGCCCTTCATGTAGCTGAGGATGTCGGAGGCTTGGTCGCTGCTCATGCCCAGCACGCCGTTACCGGACGGGTACCACGCGCCGACATTGCCTGATTTATCGACCAGGCGCGCCCAGAAATAGAACGTCGCGCCGGCGGCCAGCCCCATCAGCGTGTGCGTGTTGGCGGGGAACGCGAAATCGCCCAGCTTCGTCGCCGAGGCGCGATCCGGCGTTTTGCTCCACCAGAGCTCGGTCCGTTCCACATCGAGCGGCCCGGTCGGGAACGCCCAGTCGAGCCGGATCCGATCTGTACAAGGGCGGGCTCGCCCAGATCAACGCCAGCGAGCAGGAGGCGCTGCAGCAGCTGGGCGCCTATTACGACGCGCTGGCAGCCAAGCAGTCGGACTGGAAATTCGGCGCGCTGTCGGCGCTGGCCGACTACCGGGACGCCGCGGCCAACGTTGCCGCGTCGGCTCAACAGCTGTTCTCCAACGCCTTTCAGTCGATGGAGGGCGCCGTCGCCAAGTTCGCCACGACCGGCAAGCTGGATTTCAAAAGCTTCGCGCTGAGCGTGATCGAGGACCTGGCGCGCATTCAGGCGCGGGCCGCAATTTCCGGGCTGGCGCAGATGGGCATCGGCCTGCTCGGTAGTGCGCTGTCCGCCGGCGTTGGTGCGTTCTCCGGTGCGAGCACCGCGGCAGCCGGTACCGGACCTCAGCCGCGAAAGTGGGTTTCGGATTGATGCTGAACATGAGGGTTAGGCTCCTGCCGTGTATCGGGTCACCTCGCCCGTGAGGGACAGCGTGACCGTGAGGGCCATGGCCTCGTTCTTGGTCGTGGTCGGCACCTTGGAGAACGAGACATAGGCGCTGAAGTAGATCGGTGCGCCGCTGGGCAACTTCATCTGCACCACACGCGGCTCGCGGTCCTCGTCGGCCGCCTCCAGCAGCGCATAGTGCGCGAGGGTCGGGTCGTCGGCGATCGTCAGCGTGTACGAGCGTGCGCTGCGGATCGTCGGGATTTGCTTCTCGTCGCCCGTGTCTTCCAGGAACGAGTAGTTGTAGAACTGCTGGTCACCGCCCGATGCCGCCGACTGCAGCACCTGGGAGATTTGCTGAAAAGTCAGCACCGGACGCACGGAGCCGATGCCCGTGCCAGCGGGATAGATGTCGGTGTTCGTGGTGTCGATGCCCTCGAGCGCGAAGGCGTCGACCGTGACGGCATCCGCGCGCGCGACACGCCCGTCCAGGCGAGCCCAGCCGGAGGAAACTTCGAAGACGGCGCCTTTGGCGAAGCCGTGTGCGACGCTCGACAGCTTCGCGGGTTTCGCATTGGTGGCAGCCGTGAACGCCTTGGCCGGACCATAGCTGGCCGCGATAGCGAACGTCGTGCCGTTGGGTAGACGTACAGACATGGGGGTCTCCTGAAAAGAAAAAGCCCGCGCGAGGCGGGCAGAAAACAGAAACGTGAATAAAAGCTAGAGCACAGACGAGCCTATTATTCTCTCGCGCTCCCTTCTATATTGCTCAATCTCCTCCTTTCTTCGAATCATGTAAGCGACAGGATCGCTGACCAAAAACGGTTGTGAACGCACGTTAGCGTGATCCCGAAGTTTATTGGCTAGTGAAGCAGCCTCGATACCCAATCTTGCATACTGATACTGGCGCTCCTCAAAAAATTCTGAGTAGTCTGGAGGCATAGAGAATTCCGCAATTCCGTTCACAAAGTTGACCACCTGGCTAGCTTTGAAAGGAAGCGAAAGGACATCGTTCATTACGTCTATCGGAAGTGACATCCACTCCACCCTCAACCTGTCCGGCTCGAAGATCGGAGCCGCCGTCTGCCGCTGGCGACACCCGTCCTCATCCGTCCGCCCATGAAACAGGCCATCATCCCCGACGACGTCCGCGCAACCAATAACGTACTGATCGAGAAGGTGAGATACCTGGATTGCAAAATACTTGCTATCACCACGCATTCTGATCACACGAGTCAAGTATTTTTTGAATTTCATGAACCCAATGATTAGTTTTGGGGCGGATTTATATGAAAACCAAGCAGCGAGCTCTGTCATAAATTCTCCTTTCCGATTTAGCCTTGATCGAGCTATTGCAGAATCAGGCTACCATTTCGAAGCGGAGAACAGGTAGTGCATAAATCGGTTCGTTGCGTTCGCGCAATTCCGCGCCGCACATGAAACGAGCTACCGCGCAAACCAAATTGAAAAATCCTGCTGGGCGCCGCGCAGCTTGGTAATCGGCTCGACCGTGCCGGCCAGCTCGCCCAGCGGGGTCGCCTGCAGCACGGGGTCGAGCTCCAGCGCGTCGGCGATTGCGCGCATCAGGCCGCTCGCCTCGTCGCGCGTGGCCGCCCAGAGGTTGAATTGAAATCGGCCGTTGCGCTGGTCGGGCAGGCCGTCGAGGAACGTGAAGGGCAAGCCGCCGATCTGCTGGTAGGTCACGTAGGGCAGCGGCGTGTCGAGCGGCGCCTCGTCGGGGAAAACGCGATCGTCGACGAACGGCGCCACGACCCGGCGGATGTCGGCCTCAACTGTCATCGCTACCCCCGACCGCTACCTCGTTGCCGAAATCATCGACCACGGTTTTCTTCAGCACCTCCGCCACCTTGTCGCGCGCCCGCCGCTGCATCGCCTCGACGGCATCGGGCGCCCGATCGAAAGCGCGGCGGATAAACGACTGCGCCGGCACCCATCGGATCCGACGCTTGCGCCCCTTGCGCTTCTTGACCAGCCAATGGCCGTTTTCGATGAGGTGGCCATGGGGCGCCGCGACCGCGTTCCAGCTGATGCTGTAGCTCGCACGGCCACTGTCGGGCTTGTCCCGGTTGAATACGCGATAGATCGCGTTCTTGAGCTGCCCCGGGCGTACCCGTTTCTGCGCCGGCCCGCTATACACCGGCGCCAGCGTGCGCGCCTCCTCATAGAACACCAGCGCGCCAGCATGCGCCACCGGCCGGACGACATAGCCCTCCACGACATCTGCCTCGAGGCCATCGATAGCCTCCAGCAGATCACCCGTCATTTTCAGCATGGTCACCCCTCGCTCGCGCCGACCGTGACAACCAGATCGACATGCTGGCGCCGCTCTTCGTCGGGCAGCACGGCCTTGATGTCGCACGGCTGGTCTCGAAAGATCACGCGCCAGGCTGCCGTCACGTCGGTCCGGTACCGGATGCGCAGGCTCACCTCGCGCTCGGCCGTCTCGCGATCCGATGCGATGAACTCCCTGCCGTTCTGGCCCAGCACGCGTGCCCAGGGCCTGGCCACGTCCACCCAGGCATCAACGGGTTGCCCGGACGGCGCGCGCCCTTTCTCCCGGCGCTGCAGCACAATGCGCCGGTTGTATTTGCCTCGCTGCATGCATCACCTACGAATCGTAGAACCACCGATAGGACTCGATCAGCGCGGCCGCGCCCGTCGGAATCGACCGGATCGCGGCGGCCGTACTGTCCGAGCGGTTTTCGTCGAAATGACCGATGAGCAGCAGAGCCGCCAGCACCAGGTCGTCGTCCAGTTGGAGCGCGTTGTCCGGCGCATCCGCCGGTAGCGGTTCGCCGGCCGGATAGAGCTTGCGATTGGTCCGTCTTTCGATATAGCGCAGCGCCGCGCGCAGGTAGCGCTGCAGCAGCGCATCGCTCGTTTCTTCCGGCTCGATGCGCAACTGCTCGCGGATCTCGGAAATCTCGATCATCTGAACAGCGGGCCGCTCACACGGCCCGCCCCTTTACGCGGCCGGCTTGCCGACCAGCGCCGCAATTGCGGACGTGTCCTGCAGCACGCAGCCGAAACGGTGGAAGGCCAGGAACCCGGCCTGATCGTATTCCGCGTAGCGTTCGACCAGGCGCTTAATCGCCATGTAGCGGACGCGGCGCAGAATGAACTGGTTGAAGTCGCCGCCGTACATGAATTTCTTGCCGGCGCCGATGTCGTCGATCGCCTGATCGATCACGTATTGCCGCTTCAGGATCGTTGCCGGCGCGGACGCATCCAGGCCCGGCAGCCACAGCGGGCGGCCGTTCCCGTCGACGAGCTCCTCGAGCGTCTGCAGCGTCTGGTCGTTGAAGGCCAGGCGGTACATCGGCGCATTCCGGTAGGCCGGGTCTACCGCGTGAATCAGCGTATTGACCTCCTGCCAGGTCAGCTTTGCGGCATTCGCGGTGTTCTTGGTGATTGCCACCGACGCGGCCAGCCCCCGCGGCTGCAGCGGCTTACCGCCGCCCGTGCCCTGCACCAGCAGGCGCGATTCGGCGCGGCCGATGCGCGACGCGATGCGGCCGGCCAGGAACGTTTCGATGTCGATGGAGGAGTCGCTCAGCAGCTCGTTGCTGACGCGGATAACCTTCGACGACAGTTTGTGAGCACCGAGGCTGCCACTGCCGAAATCGATGTCGTCTTCGCTCGCCGCCTCGTTCTCGCCGAGCAGCTCGCCCTCCTCATCTACACCCAGCGCCACCGGCCAATCGATCGGCTCGCCACCGTCCGTCGTCAGGTTCTGCATGACGCTGGCGATGCCACCGTACGTCACCAACTGCTCGACCACCTTGGCCAGGAAGGTGCGCGGCACGGTGTAGCCGCCCTTGTCCGGCGCGCTCGCGCCCTGCGCGCGCAGTTCCTGCAGCGCCCTGCGCTCCTCGGCGGACAGCTCGCCGACGCCTTCGCGCAGGAAATGGTCAAAGGCGGCGGCGCGGCGCTCGTCGTCCGTGGGCTGGCCTGCAGCGGCGGCGGCGGCTTGTCGCGCCTGCCGAGCGAGGTCGTCGGCGTTGCTCTCGACGTAGCGCTGTTCCGCGCTGCGCAGCTCATCCTCCCGCTCGATCTGCTCGTCGAGCTTCTTGAGATCCGCACGCATGGCGTCCCAGCGCGAGCGCTGTTCATCATTCCACGCGGCCTCGCCAATGTTGTCGTTCAGCGCGCGCATTTCGGCAGCGATCTTTGCACGCTTCTGCTTCAGTTCAGCCAGGGTCATACCATCTCCATTAAATGTTGAGGAGTTCAAGGAAGCGTTCGCGTGCGCGACGCTGATTGATTGCCGCGACGTGAGCTTTCTCATCGCGCGCCTGTCGCCACGCCGTCAGCGAGCGCTGTGCGGTGTGGCTTTCGTCATAGGCCGGGAACGTCACCGGCGAAACGTCGATGAGGGTCTCGAACCGGTGGATGGTCCGCACAACGAGATCGCCCTCCTGGCGCCACTCGTCGCCGTCTGTCGCGACCCGGAAAGCGAAGCTTGAGCCTGTGATGTCGCCGCGCGCCATCGGCGCCAAGACCAGATCGCGCACCATCTGTGTGTTCGGCGGCGTGATGGTGTAGGCCAGCCCGCGCGAGTCGACCGAGAGCTGCAGCGTGTTGCTGCGCGTGCGGCCCAGCACGAAATTCCGGTCATGATTGAACAGCGCGCGCACGTCGTCGCCGAGCACGCCATCGAACGCGCCGGGCATGATCTCCTCGACGAACAAGCCCGCGATCAGCGCGCTGCGCGTGCTGAACACGGCGGCATAGCCGTAGATCGTCGGCGCACTCTCTGCGGCGCCGGCTTCGGACGAGCGCAGTTCGCACAGCTGCCCGGGCAGCATGCGCTTCTCAATGTCGGTCATGTTTTCTCAGGGTTGCGTGACGGTCGCCGCGGCCGGCGTGGCTTCGTTGAGCGGCCTGGCGTTGACGCTGATGAGCAGCTCGGACAGCCCCTCTCGCGGGTTGAGGTCTTCCAGGGCGCGGGCCGCCGTGAGCCGCATCGCGGTCTGCTCGGTGACGGTGGCCACGCCATCGCCATGCAGCCATTCCTGCAGGTTGCGGCCCGTCAGCGGCACCTCGGGATTCTCGAGGCTGCTGCGACTCTCGAAGAGCGTATCGAAGATCATGCCCCCGCCCCCTTGCGCCGCACGGCGGCCACGGCCCCCAGCAGGAGGACGGCGCCGACCACGATCAGCGCCGGGCCGGGCCCAAATTGGAGATGCACGCCAGCAGCCAGGCAGGCGAGGCCCGCCAGGCCGACCGCGTCGGTTAGCAGTGTTTTCATGTCACATCACGAGAATGTCGTCGTCGTCCAGCGAGCTCAGCTGGAACTTCTTGTCTTCCAGCACGGCCGCGCGGCTGAGCGCCATCACGACGGCGACGGCTGGGTCGATTCGGCCGCGCAGGCGTGATTTCTTTTTGTCCGGCCGGAAATTGCCGTTGGTGTCGAACAGCAACGCCACGTTGGCCACCGCCCAGCGCAGCACCGCATTGCCGCCGTGCTTTAGGCGCTGGCCGTAGACCAGTTCCTCGAACCGTTTGGAACCGGGATACATGCCGCTGAAGTTCTGCGGCACCTCAACCATCGGCAGTTCTTCCTCGAGCAGCTCGCCAACCAGTTGGCTGGAGTTCCACACGTCGAAGCCGACTTCGACCACCTCATACCTGGCGCTCGCCTCGAGTACGGCGGCCTTGACGTTGCGGTAATCGGTGATGGCGCCGTCGGTGATGGTCAGCCAGCCCTCTTCCGCCCAACGCTTGTAGTCCGCCCGGTCCTCGGCGGCCTGGGTGTCGGCCTTTTCCTGCGGGCACCACGTCCACACCAGCACGTGCCAGTCGCCGTCCGGGTCGCCGTCAGGCGGCGGGAACACCAGCGCGAACGCGGTCAAATCCTGCGTCGACGACAGGTCGATCCCGCCGTAGCAGCGTCGCCCCGCCAACTGCGCAGGGTCGAAGCGCTTGCCACCCTTGTCCCACTCCCGGGGGTCGATCCAACCATCGGCCGAGTTCACCCACAGGTTCAGATCCTTGGTCATGAAGTTGACCTTGGCACTGGGCAACGCTTTCGCCTTGCGGGCCATCGAGCGCATGTAGTGCCACAGCTTGGATAGCCCCAGCCCCGGATTCGCCTTGATCCACACGGCCTCGTCGAACGGATCGTCGTCCGCGTCGAGCGTGTAGATGTAGCCGAAAAAACTGTCGTCCTGCCGCTCGCCCTTGAGCACCTCGACGAGGTAGCGCCGGATCTCGGTGCACACCCCGTCGAGGATGAAACCGGCCGTGGTGATGGCGGACAACAGCGGTTGCGTCCGGGCACCCAGGGCGGATTCCATCACCTCCCACACGTCCGGCGATTTCTGCGCGTGCAGTTCGTCGAAGAGGATGGCGTGCGGGTTCAAGCCGTCCAGCGATTCGGCGTTCGCCGGCAGCGGCTTGAACACGGCGCTGTCGAACGACACTTGCTCGAGGTTGCGGCCCTCGTGGATCTTGAAGGACCGTTTGACGCCCGGCGAGCGGCGCGCCCAACCGCCTGCAATTCGAGCGGGCCGGCGCATGACGATCATCACCGATCACGCCGCACTGGCACAGCGCGTCGCCCAACTCGAGGCCGAGGTGCGCATCTGGCGCGCCGCCGCCGTGGCCGAAGACGCATACGCAAACCTCCGCGCACAGGCCGGCAGCGTGCCCGAGCTCGCGGCGTTCGACCGCCTGCACAGAGCCCTGACAGACCGCGCCCCGTTGCGCGCTCAAGCCATTCTCGCCGCGCGTGCGCCCCGCTGCGCCGCCTGAGCAACCACCCTAGAACCAGGAGAACCCATGTTCGCCGCACTCCACACGTTGGCGCAGGCCGCGCCGCTACTCGTCTCCATCACCGCCGAGGGTGACGCATTGCGCGTGACCACCAGCTGCACCAGCTCCAAGGGCGGCGGCCTGCTGCCCATGGTTCTGGTCGGCACGCCCGAAGAGCTCGACCGCGATTTCGCGACTGCCGTGCAGATCTACGAACCGTCGGCACTGTCCATCCTGCAGCAGGCCCAGGCCGCCGCGACCGCCAACAGCACCACCGGCAAATCGAAGGCCATCGCGAACGAGCCGGAGAAGACCAGCAGCAAAGGCACCGGCGCCACCGATGCACCGGCCAAGCGCGGCCCGGGCCGCCCGCCGAAGAACGGCAGCGCAACCGCGACAAAGGCCGACGCACCCAGCTCGACCGGCAACCAATCCGACGACGACAGCGAAGACGCGGGCGCACCGGAAATCGATCCGCGCCAGATGTCGCTGGTGACACCTGACCCCGAGCCGGCCGGCACAGCAGCCGAGAGCCCGGCACATGCGGAAACCAGTGCACCGCCCACCGATGCGACTCCGCCGGCCGCCAGCGCTGACCCGCGCGACACCGGCCTCGATCTGCCGATCTGACCGGAGCCCAATGATGCAAGCAACCCAACTCACCCGCGAGTTTCGCTACAACGGCGTGCGCCTGGCTGACCCGTCGCCGCAATTCACGCTCGAGCAGGTGCGCGACTTCTACGCCAACACCTACCCCGAGATTCTCAACGCGGACATCGACGGCCCGACTACCGAGGGCACGCTGCAGGTGTACGGCTTCCGCCGCGCTGTGGGCCGCAAGGGCACCGCGACGGCGGGCCTGCACGAGCAGGTCGCGACCGGTTCACTGTATCGCAAGAACCAAGGAACCGTTCCCCTCGGCCAGCTCGACCACCCGGTCGCCAAGGTGCTGCTCAGCACGTGCGGCCTCCATCGTGATCGGCACGCGGTGCGCGGCACCGCGCTGATGCCGACATCCGCCTCCCTACAGGTGCTGGCATGACCGCGCTCGCGCTTCCACGCTTGGCGAGCGTGCCAACACAGTATCGGACCCAAGAAGACGGCGAAGCCTGGTGCACCCCAGTCCTCCTCGGACTGCTCGGCGCCGGTGCCCTGTCGGCCGATGACGTTCGCTGCCCGCCCACCTCGCCGGCCGGACTTCTGCAGCGCACGCTGCAACGGCACTGGGACGAGATCACGGCCGGCGCCCGGATTTTCGACTGGCGGCTAAGCGCGAACCCCAGCCTGCTGGGCTGGTGGATCCCCGCCTCGCCCAGCAAGACTCTGTGGATGGCCATCACGCCGCATGACGGTAGCCGCACCGATGTACCGCACTACTACCTCGGGCCAACCATCACTACGCTCGAAAATATCCGCAGGGGCCTCGGGCAAACTGTGCTCGCCGTTTTCTACGATGCGCTGCGCCTGCTGCCGAATACGCTCACGCCGGCCGATGCATACGGCTACACCTCCTGGGTGCACTGGCATGGAGAGACCGACGAAACCACGGCTATCCAGTGGCTCTATGACGAAGGCGATTTTCAGACCATGGAAGCGGCCGCGGCGGCCTACGATGGCCCGACGCGCGAAGCATTCTTTGAGCACATGCCGGAATGGGCCGCCTATCCCCGCCGCGTCCTAAGCGATCGCCAAGTGCGCCGTGCCGCTCGCATCAATGCGTTCGCAGCCAAGGTCATCGCTGCAGTCGACGCGATCTGGAATCACGTGCATGCAACACACGAGGCCGGCGGCTACGCAGACTGCCACGTCGATGCCGAAGGTGACTCCATCACATGGATCGCGTTTTTCCGCTGGCATCCCGAGGACTTGGCTCTGCGTATCGCTGACGATTTCACCGAGTACGTTACCCAAGGCGACTATAACGACGCCTCGACCCTGGTGTGTCTCGAGCCGGAGAGCGACCACCTCGCCCGCTGGCTGGAGAAAATGCGCGCCAACGGCCAGCTTGCGCGCCTAGTCGAGAACCTCGTCGACCTGATCGCAATGCCTGACGCGCTGCGCGGCCAGGTCCAAATTACCGCGCACTGAGGTGGCCATGGGTCAAGTCAATATCGCCACCGCCTCCAGCGAGCTCAAGCTGCGCCATGCCGTACTGCTCTACTCGTCGCTCTCGCCACACACGTCCGTCTATGCCACGTCGCATCCGGTGGAACTGTTGCCCGAAGGCCCGCAGATTCTTCCCGGCGGCCCGCTGAACCTGGACGAGCTGAGCAGGTTCGTCGAAGCCGCCCAGGCCGCAACCGCCTACCGAGGCTTTATCGAGCCGCACTTGCTCTACCTCGCGCCCAATACGGCCGCATGGTGGCGCCCTGCCGCCCCGCGCACGGTTTGGTTCAGCGCAGACAAACCGATCGGCACGCGGCACGGCGTCACAGCACACCCGCCGCTGGTGTTCATCGTTCATGAACGTGAGTGGTACGTGTTCGCCCTGGCCAAGAACGAACGGCCGGCCCCCAACACGCCGCTCCACGTGGCGCCGTATTTCAACGTGTGGGAACACGGCGAGATCTGCACCGGCAACGTTTCGCTACCGGACAGGCCGACACCGGACGCACTGCGGACCTACGAGGCGGCATTTTTCGACAGCCGCTTCACTCACCCCAACCACGCGCGCATCGTGCGCTACGAGGGCGGCGGCAGCGCGCTGTGGGCGCACCTGCTCGACCACCCCGAAATCACGGACTTTCCCGCAACGGCCCTGCTGCCGCGTAAAGAAACGCTCGAGCAGGCGATCACCCGCATCACCGCCGGAGACTGACATGCAAACCATCATTTCCCAATTCCACGCCAGCTCCAAGCAGGGACTGGAAATCATCGCCGGCGCGCTGGACGCCTTTGCAAAGGCCGCCGCCGACAAAGTCACGCAAGCACTGCGCAACCCGATCGCCGCCGCCCCAGAGGCCGAACAGTACGAGCTCGACGCAAAACTCTGGGACAGCGCGCCGACGATCGCGGTACCGAAATTCGCGGAGTTCAAGCAGCTCGAGGAAGTCGGGCACCGGTTCCTGGCCACCGCCGAAGGGCTGTTCGTCGAAGTCCGGCGGCCGTGGCTGCACGTGATCCAGCCCGTGGCCCCGCTGAACGGCCAGACCGTGCGCCCGCCGTATGGCACCGTCAAACCGAAGGTCGAACTGGCATTCGAACGCCTGGGCGCGATCTTCCCGATGGTGCGCACATTCATCGAGGCCGCCCGCCAGGCAACACCCAACGAGCACGCCGCGTGGGTTATCTGGGACAGCCGCACCGGCGACCTGGCGTATCGCGAGCTCAACATCACCAGCGCCAGCCCCGGCGCCATCGACTACGAGCGGCCGAAACTGCAGGACCACGAATCGCTGGTCGTCGACATGCACAGCCATGGCGCGCTTGCGGCGTTCTTCAGCGAACAGGACAACCATGACGACGCCGGCGAGGTCAAAATCTCCTGCGTAGTCGGCGACCTGGCCGACGGCAAGACGCCGAGCATTCAATTCCGCCTGTGCGTGCTCGGCATGTTCCTGCCGCTCAAGGTTCCGGCAGCCGCCGTGCTGGGGACCGCATCGTGAACGAAGCCGTGCACATCACCCCGCCGCGCATGCTGTCCGCGCAGGTGCGCGTCGTACTAGTCGGTTGCGGCGGGAACGGTTCGCAAATGCTGACCGGCCTGGCACGCCTGAACCACGCCATCCGCGCGCTCGGGCACCCCGGCCTCGCCGTCGAGGTGTTCGACCCGGACACCGTCAGCGAGGCCAACATGGGGCGCCAGCTGTTCAGCCCCGCGGACGTGGGCCACTACAAGGCCATCGTCCATACACAACGCATCAACCATTTCTTTGGGCTCGACTGGCGCGCGCAGCCGCGCAAGTATGAGCGCGGCGAATACGCTTACCCGGCAGCGGTGCCGGCGATCTTTATCGCCTGCGTCGACAGCGCGGCCGCGCGGCGGCAGCTCGACACAGCCATCTCGGGCCGCATGAACACCTACCTGCTCGACCTGGGCAACCGCGCCAGCGACGGGCAAGTGCTGTTCGGCCAAACGCCGGCGACGCTCCAAGATGAAGCCATTGACCACACCCGCTTCAACCCGCCCGGCAGCACGCTACTGCCCTATCCCTACGCCGCGCTGCCCGAACTGATCGATACAGCGGCCCCGGAGGATGACACGCCATCGTGCGGCCTGGCCGAGGCGCTGGCCAGGCAGGAGCTTTTCGTAAATCAATCGATCGTGACGCCGGCGCTGGCCATCCTCTGGGAGTTTTTCCGGCATGGCCGGCTGACCTGGCACGGCGCGTTCGTCAACCTGAAAACCGGCAGCATGCGCCCGGTGCACGTGCGCGCCAACGCTGCCGAACAGAATGCCTGACATGACCACTACAAGCACCCAATCCGCCTTTGAACATCGATACGAAGCCGTCGAAAACCTCGTGTACGAGGCGGCGCGCTGGTCGTTTGCGCGCTACGAGCACCAAGCCCAGCAGGATCCGCACGGCAATCTAGAAGGCAACGAGCGAGACGCGGCCCAGGATCTTGCTGACGCCATCCACGAGGTCGCACTGCACGGCATCGAGGCGCACAGCGACGATCTGCACGTCGACGCGACCGCCGCGGCCATGAAGCAACGCCTAGCAGAGAAACGCGCCGCCGGCTATCGCGGCTGGAACGATCCGAACGAATGCTACATCGAGAATCTCGCGGTCATGCTCCATCGCTCTCTGCGCCAGGGCAAGGCACTGGACGTGGCGAATTTCGCGATGATGCTCCATCGCCGCGACGCCGCGCCCGCAGAAATCACCAAGGCACTGAGCCCATGGATGAACCCTCCGCGGCCCGCCGCCGATCTGCTACCTCACGCTGACCTGCAGGGCCTGCGCGACGCCCTACTCGCGCCCCGCAAGATCCTGCGCGACGCCGAGGGGTGGCTCACTCACCCGGCCATGCCAGCCACCGACGAAGATGTCCGATGCTGGCCGCTTTCGGCATCGAGACATTTTTCCGCGACATGGAGTCAGACGCCGACGAGGAGACAGTCGATCGGTATTTCGACGACGGCCGCGCCGACTGCAGCACCTGGACGCCGACCCCGCCTGATAGCAATGGCTGGCGTCTGCTGGAAATCTACGACTCCGAGCACGGGCCCTACGCGCTATTCGCGCGAGCAGCAACATCCACGCCCGCTCGCCCCCAGCGCTCGCACGCGGACAAGGCAGAAGGAGATAGATGATGTCCGAACATGGACTCAGGTGCGAAATCAGTGCGGTCAGCTATGAAGGCCTGACCGTCCGAACCGCCACCGGCAAACCGGCGACACTGGCAGTCATCGACGAAGATGGCAAGGTGATCGACGCCGGCCCCAGCGTCTTGCAAGAAGCCTTCAACGTTGCCGTCGAGTCTTATCGGAACTTCCTCAAAGGCGCCGGCCATCTCCGAGTCCTGACCAAGCCACCCGGTGCAGCCTAGAGGGACCAGACTCCAGCCCACGCCCGCTTTGGCACTTGCGTGTCTTGGTGAGACCAACAGCATCGGCCCAACCTCCAAATGAGAAGGGCGTGCTAAACGCACGCCCTTCGCACACACTCTTGAGCACCTACGCGGTAGTCGACACCGCGTCCGCATCCTCCGATATCCGATATTGGGACTCGAACTCCATCATGGGGAGTTCGACAACACCATGCCATGAGCGTGCAGTCAACTCAGCAACCAACTCGCAAATGCTTGCGTACAGACGCGGAAGCGCATGCACCAGTACATAGTTCAAGCGCGCCTCTCGATCAGCGAACTTGCCCTTTCTCACCCTGAAGAACGCAAGCGTTTGCACATGGATCAGGTATGGAAATTTCTCGTTTTCCGCCGAATCATCGAGCTTTATTTCAAGCGAGACTGCATATTGATGCGGATCATCGCCAGGCTCAGCTGCACCTGCCACATTCGAAATCATTGAGAGCCCGGTGAGACTTGCGGGCGTTACCGGCTCAGGAGGGGACCCCACTGCCGGCTGCTTCTTCAATTCGACACGTACTGCAGTAAAGTGCTGCCTGTCGAGACGGACGTTTGCAGATTTCATTTCTCGAACTCAGTGAGCGACAAGAGGCGCGGCCACTGGGAAAAATTCCCACTGCGTTTCGTTGGTCTGGTCGCTCGCCGGCCAGTCAACCTCTTCGATTTCAAACAATTCTTCGTGCTTCTGAAAATCCTCGACGGAAGCACCATGGATCGTTACTCGCAACGTACTCCGCCCCGCTCCCAGTCGGTGGATATCTGATCCAGGCAAATCAGAGTCAGCAGGTGTTTTGCAGTGCCGACGCAAAAAGAAGTTCTCTCCGACCCTATATGCCGGCAAGACATCCTGCGCTACATGAACACGGGGAAAGCCCACAACCATTGGAGGCTCTTGCGCCGCCATTTCCCCGAATTTCGCACCAACGTTGACGTCGTACACGGTCGGCGACGGCATGCAGGCCTCCATCAACTCCAGCTCGGGGACTTTGGCAAGCCCTGCTACAGACGGGTCGCCGCTAATCTTGGCCAAGACCGGCACTGCGGCCGGAACCTCTGCCGCGACGCGCAGGAGTCGATCCATTGCTACAGACTGGACCACTTCATCGTTCTCATACTTCGAAAAGGCGACGGGCCCACCGCCAAACAGCGCGGCGGCCTGCGCTTGCGTGAGGCCGACATCTTCGCGGATCGCCTTCACTTGAGCTCCCGTCAGCAACCCATCGACTTCCTTATCAAAGGCGACTTTGATGCGCTTATTGGCGCGCAGATCCTCGGCAGTCGCAAAATCGGTGCCGCACGTGTCACAGATGTGACCATGCAGCGCGAACTGCTTGACATGGCCTCGGTACTCCAGCGACTCATCCGTCAT